AAAACCTATCAACTCAGATAATGCATTTGAAAGGTCATTAAAGAAACATGGTCTATCATTAAAAATGCCTGAAGATGAGGCAGAGGCTAGAGATATTATTAGAGATAGAGCAAAGGCTGTAACATCAACTCAAATGGACTTATCAATCAAAGGTAGATTAGGTTTAATTATTGACGGTACAGGCAGAGATTACGATAAGATTAAAGAACAAAAAGCATTGTTAGATAGTTTAGGTTATGATAGTTATATGATATTTGTAAACACGACATTAGAAGTTGCGTTAGAAAGAAATGCTAAAAGAGAAAGAAGTGTACCAGAATATATTACTAGAAAGTCCTGGGAACAGGTGCAATCTAATATTGGTAAGTTTCAAAATACATTTGGTATGAGTAACATGATTATCATTGACAACAGTAAAGATGATAAAGAACTTACTACAGTTGTTATGAACAAATGTTCTCAAGCAGTAAGAAGATTATTGTCTAATAAAATTAAGTCATACACAGCAAAAAGATGGATGGCCACAGAGAGAAGATTAAGAAGAAGATGAAAACATTTAAAGAAAGTATCATAGATATACCTAGAAAAACATATGCCAAGGCTGTGTTTGATGGTGCTGATACTAACAACCCTACAATTAAGCCAAGTGTTAAGGCATTAATTGACAAACAAATAGAGATGTTTGAAACAGAATATCCTGTTGTTAAGGTTGGTCTTATTGGTTCTATTCTTACAAAAAGATATAGAGCAGACGCAGACTTAGATTTAAATGTATTGTTTGATGTGCCAAAAGAAAAAAGAGAAGAGGAAAGAGTTAGACTATCTAAAAAGTATTTGTCAGCTTCCTCTCCAGATAGTGTTCAAGGTAAATTAATACCTGGTACACAACACCCTATTAATTTTTATTTCATTACAGACATGGCAACATACAACGACCAAGAAAAAAAGGCAGACGCTGTATTTGACATTGAAGATAATAAGTTTATAAAAAGACCAGAAGATTTTACCTTTGATAAATCAATGTATCTAAAAGACTTTGAAAGAAAAGTACAAGAGATTGATGTAGTAAAAGGTGAACTAAAAAGAGATATCATTGATTACAGAGAACTTGAAGAACTATCACCAGATGATATATTAAATCTACAAGAACTAATCAATGAAAAATTAGAAGAGATTGAAGATAGTATCAGAGATATTATTAAAATTGGTGACGGTGTTGACGCAGATAGAAGAGCTGCATTTGATAAAGATATGTCACCAGATGAGATAAGAAAATACGGAATTAAAAACAGACTACCTAAAAATGTTATCTATAAAATGTTAGAGAAATACCATTACTTAAAATTCTACAAGAAGTGTAAAAAGATTTTAGATGATGGCAAAGTATCTGATAAAGAGATTGACGATTTAGAAATGCATGAAGCAAGAGGTAAGTCAGTTGCATTTGCTTTTGGTAGATTCAATCCACCTACAATTGGTCACGAAAAACTTATTAACAAAGTTAAATCATTACCTACAAATGATTACAAAATCTATTTAAGTAGAAGTAATGACCCTAAAAAGAATCCATTATCTCCTAGAGATAAATTATCTATTATGAAAAAGATGTTTCCTTCTCATGCAAGAAACATTGAAATCAACCAGACCAATATGGTACTTGACATTGCTACAATGTTGTATAAGAAAGGTTACTCAGATGTAACCATGGTTGCAGGTTCAGATAGAGTAAGAGAGTTTGAAACAATATTGAAGAAGTATAATGGTGTATCATCAAGACATGGTATGTATGACTTTGATAATATTAAAGTAGTTTCTGCTGGCGAAAGGGACCCCGATGCCGAGGGTGCTTCAGGTATGAGTGCTAGTAAAATGAGAGCTGCGGCTGCCAAAGGTGACCTAAGAAGTTTTGAAAAAGGTTTACCAAGAGGTGTTGACGCAGATGGTATTATGAAACAAGTTAGAAAAGGTATGAACCTGGCTGCTAACTATTTACATATGAGAAATTTAAAACCAATCGCTAGTTTAGAACAGTTTGAACAACAACAAATTAGAGACCTCTATATCAGAGAACAGATATTTAATATCGGCGATACAGTAGATTATATCAAAGAAGACCTACAAGGTACAGTTGTCAGAAAAGGTACTAATTATATTGTAGTTGAAGATAATAAAAACAATTTGCATAAAGCATGGATATGGGATTGTATTCCTGTATCTACAACTAATAGAGAGGCCGAGATGAGAGAACATAATTTAAATGTTGATTATGGGTTTGAGGCTGTGTCAGAAATAGAAGAAGATTTAGACGCTCAACCACAAGATAGAGATGTGAAGAAGAAAAAAGGTACTCAACCTAAAAAGTATTATAAACAATTATCAAAAGATGTGAAGAGTAAGAGAGCAGACTACTTTAAAAATAAAGATACTACGAAGAACGATAATAAACCAGCGCCTGGTGATAAAGACGCTAAGACTAAAACAAGTATTCATACAAAGAAATATAAACAAATGTACGGTGAAGTCTTTGAAATTGGTACACCAGAGTACACAAAACATACGGTAGACATGACACCAGGTCAAGTAAACCCTATTAAAAAAGTAAAAGGGTTCCTTGAAAGAGAGAAACCATCTGAAAAAGATGTAAAAGAATGGGCAAGTACAGAGTCCACAATGAATAAATATAGGGAAAGATACAAAGAATCATGGAAAGCGAAACTACAAGAAGTGGTGGCTAGAATGATAGAGAAACTATAATGAAAACTTTTAAAGAATTTGACAAAATAGATGAAGCATGTGAAGAGTGTATATTTGAACACGAGCAAGAAGGTATTTACGAAGCTGAATACCAAGGTAAGACAGTAAAACTGAACGACCCCGTTAGAGGTGGTTCAAAGAAGTTTTATGTCTATGTAAAAAATGACCAAGGGAATGTCGTAAAGGTTTCTTTTGGCGACACAACAGGTTTAAGTATCAAAAGAGATAATCCGGCTAGAAGAAAGTCATTTAGAGCAAGGCACAGATGTGATAATCCTGGTCCTAAATGGAAAGCAAGATACTGGTCATGTTATCAATGGAGAGCAGGAGCAAAGGTAGATAACTAATGAGTAAATACAGACAAACAATGGCCGAAGCTTACGCTCAGGTACTAGTAAACGAAAACGATTATTTAAAATCAAAATTAAACGATACACAAATTGCAAACATCAAGCAATTGTGGATGAGAAAGACAGCTAGAGATGTAACGCCGTCTGTTAAAGATATGATTAAAAAGATGGACATACCAACACAGTTGGCCATCAAACATGCAAACATTAATCAATTATCAAAGTTAGTTGAAACACTAGACGAAAGTTTTAGTGACGCACAAGTAGCTGTACTTAAAAAACAATATGAACCTATGAGAGGTAAAACAATCTCTATTGATAATGCAAACAAATTAGGTCAGTTGTTTACAAAGTTTGATAGTAATAAAAATGCTTTAGAAAAATTATATGGTGGTAACATACCATTTGTATCTACAATGGCTATGACAAGATTGATGACCAAACATGGTTACAAAGCAGACCAATTAAATAAGATTAGAAAAGAAGAATTAGAAGAAGAACTATTTGCTGAAGGCGTAGGCCACATCTCAGGTTTTAGAGATGATAAAGAAAAAGCAAATATGATTTCTTTAGCAAAACAACATGGTCTAAAAGTTGACAGTAGTGGTCCTAAATTAAAACTATCTGGTAACATGAGAAAAATTTTAGACATGCAGTTAGCAGCTCAAGGTAATGGTTTGAAAGCTGAAGAGTTTAGAATGTCTTTAGATGAAGCAAATTTTACCGACCAACAAATTAAAATGGCATATGGTATTGCAAACGACCCTAGATATAAACAAGGCAATTATTCAGGTGCTGTTTCAGCAATTGAAAAAATTGCAAAAGGTTTATCTTCACACCCTGCTGTACAAAATGTTCTTAAAAGAACTAATGAAAATTTAGACGAAGGCAAAATGTCACAGATTGACCAAATGCAAAAAGATGGTAAGTCAGCGGCTGAGATTGCTAAGTTAATGAAACTAGATGTAAAAACAGTTAAGAGTATTCTTGGTGAAGAAGTATGTACTAAATGTAATGGTGAAGGATGTGAACATTGTAACGACACAGGTTACCATAAAGAAGAAACTCTACACGAATTTAAAAAGATGACAGTTACTTTCAAAAGCATGGCTGATATGGCCAAAGCTTCTACTGATTTAGCAAAACATGGTTTTACTATTAATGCAAAAGGTATGGTAATGAAAGTAGATGGTAAAGGTGATGACCTTAACAAGTATGCAACTGACCTTAAAAACTTTTACAAGGCTGATATTAGAGCAGAGAGTTATAGTATTGATGAAAGCGCTGACGAAGACTTTTACAATCCAGTATATGAAGCATGTTGGGTAGGTTATAAAAAAGTAGGCATGAAGAAAAAAGGTGACAAGATGGTACCAAATTGTGTACCTGAATCTGTACAAGAAGCCAAAGAAGAAGAGAAACCTGAAGAAAAACCAGATGTCAAAAAAGAAAAGACAGATGATACAGATAAATTAAAGTCTGAACTTGAAAAGAAAGACGCTGAAATTCAAGCATTAAAAGTAAAAGCAGAAACAGAAAAGGCCAAAGTAACTAAAAAAGAAACTGAAAAGATGGTAAATCCAGAAACAGGTGAACCACTATTACAAGTTGGTATTGCATACAAACATCTTAAAGATAAGATGGCAAAAGAAAAAGAAAAGGAAGAAGTGAGTGAAATGGCCAAAGACAAAGCATACGCAATTGGTATGGCAACGGCTAAAAAGAAATACAATGATGAACCACCTTTAGACAAAAAGACAATCAAAAAAGGTCACGAAATCGGAGATAAATTATCAAAGATGAAGAACGAAGACCACCCAGCAAGACAAGTTTTTGAACAGATTGAGGGTCTTAAAAATAAGGCTGAGAAATCTGGAATGCCATATGGTATTTTAAAGAAAGTATATGATAGAGGCATGGCTGCTTGGAGAGGTGGACACCGACCAGGTGCTTCACAGCAACAATGGGCTTTTGCAAGAGTAAACTCATTTATAACAAAATCCTCTGGAACATGGGGTGGTGCAGATAAAGATTTAGCTGCCAAAGTAAAAGGAAAATAAAATGTCAAACTATTTAAAACACAAGCCTGGCAGCATTGAAGAAGTTGTAGCCAAACAAGGAAGTTACAGAGAAGATTCTGGTTACCAAGCAATGTTCAAAAAAGAACTAGAGAAAACTGGTAAAGGTATTGGTTCAATGACGCCTGCTGAAAAGAAAGCGTTTTTTAATAAGATTGATTCTAAGTATAGTGCAAAAGACGAAGGCTTAGAAACAATGGTGCCTAATAAGAAAGATGACAAAGAGTCGCAGAAAGACAAAGCGAGAACATCTACTATGACAGGCGAAAAACCAACAAAAATCGACACAAAACCTGAAGTAAATTACAAATAATTTGCTTTTTTTGCTTGCCTTATGTGTAACCTTGTGTTATAATATAGACATAATAAAAAAGGATACACTATGAATAATTTACCTAGAATATATCTCGATATGGACGGTGTTCTATTCGACTTTGTGAAGAACATTGAGAAGACTACAGGTCTTACAATCAATCAATGGACTAAACTTGGTAGAAAAGAGCGTTGGGACCCTATCATTGCTAATAAAAAATTCTGGTCTGACGGACCATGGTTGAATGAGGGTAAAAAGTTATTTGCCTTTGTCAAGAAATATAACCCACATATATTAAGTGCATATGTTGAACATGCATTTGACCCAAATTGCATTCCAGGCAAGAGAAAGTGGGCTATGAAAAATACTGGAATACCTAGTAACAAAATCAATCTTGTAATGAGAAGTCAGAAAAAGAACTACGCAAGTCCTGGTTCTATTCTGATTGATGATTACGAAAAGAATACCAAAGAGTTTAGTGCCAGAGGTGGTACTGGTATCACATTCAAAACAGCTTCTCAAACTATCGCCGAGTTGAAAAAACTAGGCTTCAAGTAATATCCCTTTATAAATAGTGGTACACATAAAAAAAGTGAGTACCGATTATTTAACTAAAAGGGAGAGAATAATATGTCAAGTTGGACTAATGTAGATGAAGCTGCTGGAGCACCTTTATGGGCTACGGCTGCAATCAGAAAAGAAACTTCAACAGCAAATAGAACAGATTTGTTTAATGATACAACTGCTGATAACTTTATTTCAGGTGTTACAATGGGTCTTTTTAACTATAAAGATTCAGAAACAGCTGCTAACAAAGTTGCACATGCAGGTTGGAACCTAAAAACAACTGGTTCTGGCGGTAGAGCTGGTAGAGTATCACATGAGTGTTTAATTGCGTTAACTAATTCGCAAGACGCTTAATAATAACTAATTAAAGGGAGCTTCGGCTCCCTTTATAAATATATAAACAAAGTGATGTAGGAATTTACCTACAGTAGCATCCCTCGAAAGAGGTTAACAGGAGATAAAAATGGCAGATAAAAAAGTCACACAATTAACCGACCTTGGTGACGGTTTAGCCGCAGTCGATTTGTTCCATGTAGTGGACGACCCGAGCGGAACACCAATCAATAAAAAAATCACAGCTGAAGATGTATTCAACAATGTACCTACATGGTTAGGTTTGAATTCGACTTCACAATCAATCACAGGTGATGGTTCAACATCAACAGCAATTGATATTACAAACGCAGTTACCGAAGTAAACGCTACTTCAGCCGGTGCGCCTTGTACATTAGCTGATGGTGCAAATGGACAAATTAAAACAATTATTAATGTATCAACGAGTGGTACAAATGCAGTTACTATCACACCTTCTAATTTAAGAGGTTTTACAACAGCAACATTAAATGCACCTGGTGAAACAGTTACATTAATGTTTAAAAATAGTAATTGGAATGTTATCGGTACCGGTGGTACTGTTGTATTAGCATAAAATTGAGGAAATATTATGGCAGAGTATAAGTATGTAACACTTTTGGAATTAGAAACTGAAAAAAAAGGTTTGAAAAATGATTTTGAAACTTTAAAATCTAATATTGTGAAATTAGAATCTGATGCAATTCAAATGAAAAGTAATTTAAGTGCAATGTCAGGAGCAATACAAGTAATTGATAGACTAATTAATAAAGCAATTGCTGACAGAGATGATGGTTTCAGAGGAATGTCTAAGAGTGAAGTAGATGAATTGCTGAAATCTGAAAAGAAAAAAACAAAAGGTAAAAAATGAAAACTCTAAAACAACACATTAAAGAAAAAAATTTAGAGGATTTTGAAGAAGATTTAACAGGAGAAGAGATGAAAACTTTAAAACAACACATAAAAGAATCTCAATCCAAATATGGTAAAGGTAATGTTGGTACACCAGAGGTAAACTCTGTAGAAGATAGTAACATTGGTGTTCACAATATACATGACCCTAAAATTTTGGAAAGAGTAAACGCATTTGTTGGCTCTATTGCTTCACAGGAATATATTAATCCTATGGGTGCAGTTGAACAGTTAACAAACAAACTAAAAACACTAGGCCTAGATGTAAAACTTCCAGCAATGGAAGGTGCAACTGGTAAAGTTGTTGGTGAAATAAGCCAATTTGGTGGAAGATTTGGAAAAGACCTTGACGGTTCTGATATTAATGATGATGGTATATCACATAAAAAAGAAGGTGGTCTTAAACTTGAAGTCAAGTTTGAGAAACTAGAAAACGGTTCGTCAAAAGTCTTTGCTAAGTTAGTATAGACTTTTTATGTTCAAAGAAATAACCAAAGATAATTGGTTGTTGTTTGCACAACAAAACTATGACAACCCTACTCTTGAAAAAGAAGAGGAGTTTTATGATGATATTAAGCGATTTAAATATCTAAAAAGGTTGTTTCGTAAATACGAAGTCACAAAGGAAATTAAGATAAGACTTGTCTTAAATCACCTTGTCGTATTGCAGAATGTTTTTGGTGCAGAGGTGGCTATAACTTTATTACTATATAAAGTAGATAATAAATATTGGTCAATACTAAAAACATGTTTGAATTATCTGGAGTACCTATATCCACACGAACTAAACGATATAGAAACAGATAAGAACATAGAGGAAATGTTAAAAGAACTATGAGTAGAGCAATTGATTTAATAATTACTTACCGTGTCGTAAAGATGTTGGTAACACCATTCAATAAGTTTAAAGCTTTTGATTTAGGTATTATTGACGAAAAGGGTAAGAACTTAATTAAGATGAAAGATGTAAGGGGTAGTGACCGAAAACATTACACAATGCTACACAGATTTGTATTCAATTTAAAACGAATACTACAGAAAGTAGGATTGGGTAGTAGATTAGGTTCATTTGCCGTTTCATTAGCTTTACTTATCAAAGAAGACAAATCAATGGCACAGCATAAAGACTTGATAGAGTCTGCTGTCATAACATATTTGAAAGAAGAAAATTTATATAATATGTTATTAAACGAAGTAAGAGAAA